TCAATCCGGCCAAACAAGTGACGGCAGCTCGTCGATCATCTCCTCTGGAGTGAGCGGCGCGCGCCGGCCCGCCAGCACGTCGTCCAGCGCGGCAAAGCAGACTTGCCAGACGGCCGAGCGCCACGCGCGGACAGCGCGTGCCTCCGCGTCCCACTGCGGGTTGGGGTCATCGATGTACGAGACGGCAGCGGCAGCAGAGGCGTAGTTGCGCGCCGCGACGGTGGCATCGAGGTGACGCTGCACCGCCTCCGCGACCCTGGCCTTGAGCGTGGCCGTGACCTCAGCCAGCGGGATCGGCTCCACATCCCAGACGCGTACGATCCGGTTGTTGGCCGGGTCCGGCTTGTCGGTGTAGGTGGTAGCCTGCCGGTGCGTGGCCGCGTCGAAGGTCGGGATTTTCTCGAAGATTTCCATGGGAGAAGTCACCTCAAAGCGGCGTAAAGCCGGAGGGTGGGGCGAAGATCAACCCGGAATTGATCCGCCAGGATTGAGCGCCGCTTGTGCCGTCCATGTAACCGGCCGGGTAATAGACGCCGGGCAGCAGCGTGAACATGGGGTTTGCCCCTGTAACGGGATCGCCGCCCCCTTGCCAGACACCGTTTTTCCGGGGCCAGACGCCGAGCGTATAGGTGTTGACAGCAAACCCTAGAACGTCACCGGAAGTATAGGTCGATCCGAATGCGGTTCCAGAGCCGTTATTTGCCTTTGTTCCGTTACTATTGTATCCGTAACCCCGCGCGTTGCCAACGAAAGCTGTATTCGTCAGGGATGCTCCAGCAACGCACACGCCAGCAATCCTTTGACCAGTTCCAGAATCAAGCGCAGTCAACTCGTAATACTTGAGGCCGGCGATTTCTGTGTTTCCAAGCACGGAGCCATAACTTGTTGTCGAAACAACGGTATTGGCGGACGATAGCGTCAATCCGGTTCCGATCTGGGCGGGGTCCCAAGTCCAACTGCCGTCCGTGGCCGGGATGCCAATGGCCTGCCATCCCGTCCCGTCGCAGACCAAAATTGCCGACGCTCCACGCGTGATCGCTACCGTCGCGCTGCCGTTGATAGTCTCACTGCCGGCCGGATCGACCGTGATCGTGCCCGACGACGTGTTCTTGAGCAGGATCGAGAACCCGTTTCCGGCGCTCGCGGCGGCAGGCAGTCCAAGCGTCCACGTCCCAGACGCCAAGATGAGCAAGCCGGCGTCGGCGGTGGTGACCGTGTAGGCGGCGGTCTTGGAGGCTACCCCCGCAAAGCGGCCGCTGCCGAGGCTGGAGGGCCGGACCCACCGGACAACGGCACCGGACGCATCGTAGAGGGGGATGCGGTCCGCCTCGCGATCGATGTTGAGGCTGGTCAGTTCCGTCAGGTTGGGCAGCCAGCCGGCAAGGGCGGCCGGAGTGACGGCCTTGGTTGTGCTGGTGCCCGTGGCAGCCTCCGCGCCGGTCGCGGCCGGGAGGCCTGCCTGCCCCGTCACGTAGCCGGTGCCGGCCGGGTTGACGACCAGCGCCTTGCCGGCGTCACCCATCGCGATCGCCGGCAGATTGACCCCGGCGGCGGCGGCCTGCGCTTGGTCACGGTAGCCCTTGGCCGCGTCGCGGTAGGCCAGAGCCAAGTCGTTTGCAGCATTGGCGGCGGCGACCGCCAGTAGGACAATGTCCTTAGCGGCCCCGGCGCTGGTCGCGTGCCGTTCGCCATCGGCGACCACGGCACCGACATAGGCCGACACCGCGCCCAAATCCTCCAGCGCCGCCGGGAAATTGATGACGTGGCCGGCGACCAAGCCGTCGTCGCTCTCGTCCAGTCCACCAGCGTTCTCGACGGAGTGGAAAGCGCGTGAGTTGTAATAACCGTCCACAAGCCGGCCGATGGCCGCGTCGGGGCGCGTCGTCATCCAATGATCTCCAGGAGCTTCAGGGTGGCCGACCACAGGTCGCCCTCGTTCTGCGTGACGGGCACCGTGCCGTCTTCAAGGGTCGTGAGCTTGACCCGCCGCCACTGGTGGCGGGTCTGGCCGATGTCCTCGATCATCAGCAGCGGGCCGGACTTGCCAAGGCGCAGGCCCATGTCGTGCAGCCGCATGGCCTCGTCCTCGGTGAGGTCGTCGAAGCGCACGGTCTTGCGCACCGGCGCCGGCCGGCTGTCGGGGATACGGCGCCCACCCGGCGTGACGTCCACCGGACTGTTGTCCACCGGCTCCAGCACCATGCCCCAGTTGTGCGGCCAGTCCGGCCGGAAGGCACGGGTGACGAACAGGTGGCCGAGGTCGAGCGGGGCGCCTCGGTTGTCTATCTCCACCCGCAGGGCGGCACAACGCGGCGAGCGTGGCGGGCGGGTGAGGAGCTGGGGCGTCTTGCCGGCGAGGTCGCGGACGGTCGGGCCGCCGGACCAGTAGTTGCCGGCGTAGTAGCTGCGGTCCTTCCGGCGGTCGGGCGAGGGGTAGACCCGCAGGAAAGGCGTGTCCGGTCCGCCCTCCAAGACGTCGGCCGGCGTCCGGTTGGTCGGGTGCGACCACCACGTCAGCCGGAAGGTGGCCTTGGGGTGGATCGACCCGCCGGCGATCACCAGCGTGTCCCATTTCGTGCGGGAGCTGAAGACGACGTCAAACCACGCGTCGGCCGGGTCGCCGGACACACAGCGCGCCGTTGTCTCCTTGACGGTCGGGTCGAGCAGGTTATCCAGCGGCCGGACCCAGTTGCCACCGGACAGGGTGGCGGTCAGGGCAAAGTTTTCGTCGAGGATGGCGGCGGTTCCCATCGGCAGCCCCTTCTTAACCGAACAGCCGCAGGCGCATCAGATGACGCGACGGAGTCGCGATCTGCGTGCCCAGCAACAGCATGTCGTTGGCGATGCCCTCGCGTGGGTAGGACAGATGCAGGGACCGCCCTGGCCGCCAGGACAGGCGGGCGGCAGTCATCTCCACCGCCACCCACAACGAGCGGCGCGGTTCCCCGTCCGGGCGCGGTCCAAACAGCGTCAGCAGCCGGGCGGCGAGCGCCTCCATGGCGGATTGCTCCGTCAACGCCGTCTCGACCTCGACCGACCGCGCATCGTCCCCCCAGCGCGTCTTGACCCATTCGGCAGTGGCGACGGCGCGGCGCCACTCTTCCCGGAGCCACACCTCGCGGTCGGTGTCGCGCAAGCCGGTGGCGATGCGGCTGCGGTCCATCGGCTGGTGGTTGCGGCGGCCCTTGACGGTTACCTGCCAGACCGGGACGGCCAGCTCCTGATCGTCTACCCCAATGTCGAGGATCTGCCCCTCGCCGATGCTGGCGATGGGGGCGGACGGCGCGTCGAGCCGGGCAACCTGCCAGCGGCCGAGCGCATCGGGCAGCACCGCCGCCCCTTCGGACCGGGCCAAGGTGTCGATCACCTCGCGGTATTTGACCGCCCCGGCCCACCATGCCCCGATCTTGGCGGTCGATGCCCAGGCGGTCAGGGTGTCGCCGATGGTGCCGGCACCGCGCCGGCCAAGCGCCCAGCGGATGGCGGATGCGGCGGTGTCGCCGGCGTCGACCCGGCCGATGGGGTCCATGGTCAGGTCGCCGCCCAACGAACCGCCGAGTTTGACCAGGCCGCGCGCCAGGTCGCGGGCATACTGCGTCGCCGTCAGCGTCACCCCGTCGAAAGCGGCCGAGTTGGCGGTCGACGCCAGCGTCATGTTCGCGGCGTCACCCCGGTCGTACAGCGTGCCGGCGCTGGTGACCGGCCCCTCGTCCAACTGCCACGTCCGGCTGACGCTGTTGACCATCTTGCCCGGCACGTTCGCCGGCCGTCCGAGGCAGAGCGGCACCACGTCGCCCTTGCCGGCGTCGACCGTGCCGTCGTAGCCGACCGCCCCGACATTGGACCCGCCATAGGTGCGGGTGACGACGTCGGTGTCGAGGCTGGCGCGCAGGTCGTAGAGCGGCAGCGACACCTTGCCGGCCGAGCGGGCCGACAGGGTCGGCTGCGGCGCCTCGGCCCGGCCGGTGATCACCGGCGTCATCTCGGCCCAATACTGCCCTTCGTGTCCCATCCGGATATGGATGGCGCCGGGCGCGCAGCCGGCGAGCCAGCTGTAAGCCCCATCCCCATTGTAGATGTCGAGCATGCCGGCGCCGACGTCGCCGGCCAGCCGGGACAGGTCAGCGTGGGTGCCGACCGAATAGGCCGGCGGACCCGCGAGGCGGGAGCGATAAGCCACGTTGGGTCTGTCTGGATCGTCGTGCGGAAAGGGCAGGATCGGGCTGTCGCTGACGTGCAGGGTCTCGGCGATGCCGGAGGGCCGCGTCACGGTGATGTCGGCGATCCAGACGGTGGGAGTGCTCATCGGGAGGCCACCTTGAGGATCTTGACGCCCAGCGCCCGTTGCTCGGCCGCCAGCCCGTCGATCGCGTCCTCGACGTTGGCGAGGCGGCTGGACAGGTCGCGGATCAACCCGCCGATTTCCAACACGGCCGACCGGACGCCGCCGATCGCCGTGACCACCGGCGCCACGTCCAGCGTCACGGTCGGCGCGGACGGTGCCGGCTCGGCCAAGCGCGCCGTCCAGTCCAGCGCCGAGGCGCCGCCAACGATGCCGCCGCGCTGGTAGGCGCCGACGACGCGGTCGTTGGCGGGCGGCAGCGTGTTGTGCCGGTTGATCCAGGCGATGGCCGCCTCGCCGCCGATGGCGTCGGTCGCGCCGGCCGTCAGCACGCCCTCGCCGCCGGCCAGCCAGATGCGCCCACCGCCGGCGTACTCGGCCGCCACGCTGTCGATGCCGTACAGGCCATTTCCGACCACGCCGCCCGGCGTCTGGCCGATGACGCCACCGCGCTGGTACGCACGGCCCTCGGCCGCGCCCCACATCTGATAGTGCTGGGCACCGCTGGTGATCTCGCCCCGGATGTAGGCGTCGGCGACGTCGGGATAGCGGGCGATGTACTGCTGATCGCGGCTGAGCACCATCCCGAAGGATTGCCGGCCCTCACGGGCGCCATACAGGATGTAATGGGCGAGCGCCGTCAGGTTGCTGGTAGCGACGTCAGGATAGGCCGCGACGTACTGTTGCTCGGGCGTTGCGGTCGTGGCGGCGGCGGGCGCGCGGGCGGACATCAGGGCTTCCCACCGGCCGGTTTGCCCGGTCGAGACCAAGAAGGTATTGAAGGCGCGGTCGCTGACGGCGCCGGTCCAGCCGACCTGACGGGCCGCCGCCGTCAGCTCGTCCGCCGTCATGGTGGCGGCGCCGGCGTCGGCGGCGGCCGAGGCGGCGTAAGGCTTGGCCTGTGCCGCCGTCCAGCCGCGCACCAGGGCCTCGTAATCGGTGTTCTTGCCGTTGGCGACCAGGAAGTCGTTGAAGCCGGGGTCGCTGGCGTTCCCCGAATAGCCGAGGAAGTGGGCGACGCTGTTGCGGGCGTCGGCCGACAGGCCGGACCACGTCGCGATGACGTCGGACGGCGCGGTGTAGGGCTGATAGCCCGGCATCTGACGCACCAGCGTCACCAGCTGCGCCATGTCGGTGTTGCCGGCGCCGATGGCGACCTTGATCTGGTCGAGCAGGGCGCGCTGGGCGCTGCCCAGACCGGTCAGTTCGGTCAGGCGGTCGATCTGCGCCTCGGCGGCGTCGGCGCGCTTGGTCTCGCTGTCCTTCAGGGTCAGCCCGAGCTTGGCCGTCTCATCCCAGCCGCTGCGAACGTCGGTCAGGGTCTGGTTGTAGGCCGTGCGGTCGCCGGACAACGCCTGCTGAAGCTCCAGCCACGTCTTGCCAGCCGCGTCGAGCTGGCCGGCCGCGTCGATCGCCGCCGTCCGCTGGTCGTCGGTCGCGGTGCCGGCCTGGAGTGCGCTGGCATAGGTGTTGACGATGCCCCGCAACCGCTCGAATTCATCCCGCGCCGCATCCCGCAGTGCGACCGGGCCGAGGTTGGAATAGGTGCTGTCGGTCATGATGTCGCGGCGGGCGCGGTCGAGAGCATCGGCGACGTTGCCCCAGGCGGTCGCGGCCTGCTTGGCGGCGGCCGCCGTGGTGCGGTAGCCCTCGGACACCTCTTGGATGGCCGTCGACAGCAGGCTGGACCACGACGAAGCGACCTGCTGCTGACGTGCGGCGGCTTGGGTCTGCGCGTCGGTCGTCGCCTCCAGCCCGTGCACATAGCGCAGGCCGGCGATGTAGGCGTCATCATAGCCCGCCGCGATGGCCGCCTGAATTTCACGCTCGTTCTTGAAGCGCCGCTCGGCCGCGTCCGCCTCGGCGGTACGGCCCTGCCCCCGCAGGGAGCGCACATACAAATCCTCGGCCCCTTGCTGGCGCTGGTCCGCCGCCGACCACGTCGTCGTGATGCCCTGAAGGATGGTGTTGAACTGCTGCCCGGTGATGGCGCCCGATTGCAGCAGCGGCACCAACCGTTGATAAACGTAGGCAAGATCGGCAAAGGACGCTGTGCCGCCGTCAACCGCCCGGAACAAGTTGTCCATGCCGGTGGCGAAGGCCGACACCCCGGTGCCGGCACGATTGACCATCGCCCCGTCCAGAACATCCGACGCCGTTTGCCGCCTTCCCGGTTCCGTGATGGCTGCAATCGACGCCCAGCCCTGGCGCAGGGTGGACAGCGTCTCCTGGCTGGACTGGTACGCCGACGTCACCATGCCGATGGCGCTGGCGTACTGCTCGGCCGTCAGCACCCCATCATAGAGGGCTTGATCCAGCGCGACCTTGGTCCGGGTAACGTCCGACACCGTCACAGCGCCCAGGTGTGCGGAGCCGGCCAGCGTGTCGAGGTTGGACGTCAGCGCCGCGAAGGCAGGCCCCGTCACCGTCGCGACGCTGGCGCCGGCGACTCGGAACTGATCGGCGGCGGACAGTGCCGCGCGGCTGTTGGTGAGAGCGTCGATCTGGACGCCGGCTTGCCGTTGCAGCAGCCCGACTGCATCGGTGTACGCGGCTTGGAACTGCTGGGTGTAGCGGACGGCAAGGGCCGCCACCTCGCCCGCTGTAAAGCCCAACGAGACCAGCGCCGGCCGGAACGCCTCGAAGTTGATCTCTGCTTCCTTCGTGGCGGCGGCCATGCCGACCAAGGGTTCGGCAGCGGGACCGAGACCCATCATCGCGACGATGCCCTTCCTCGCCGCCTCGGTCAGTTCGGTCTCGGTCGCCAGCCCCAGCTCGGACGCCTTGTCGCGCCACTCGACGATGTTGGTCTTGACCTGCTCGCCGAGGGATTTGGCCGACGCTGTGAAGCTCTTGATTTGGTTGTTAGTCGGATCAAGGTTCGCGTTCAGCAGGTCGAGCTGTGCCCGGAAGCCGGCCGCGAACTCCAAGTCGGACGCCAGATCCTCCGCTTTGGTCGCCTTGCTGTTGCGCAGGGCCGTCCGCACGTCGTCGCTGACACCGGAGACGCGGCCTTCCTGATCGAGGCGCTGGATGGAGGTCTTGATCAGGGCGGAAATGAACTGTTCCTGGCTGCTGAAATCCTGCCGGTTGTTGCCGGCCTGATCCATCAGCGTCCACTTGCCGTCCTTCTCGTAGTAGGTGAAGCGCTGGAACGCGCTTTCACCCGCCTGCTGGAAGGTGGCGCCGATGCCGGTGATGATGGTGTTGATGGACGCGGCGGCGGCGTCGCTGATCTGCCGCATCGCGCTGCCGTCCATGCCGTTGTCCCCATCGGACGGGCCGGACTTCGCACCGTTGCTGTCAACGAAGATGTTGCCGGCGCCGTTCGGGCCGACACTGGCCTTGACCGTGCCGAGCATCCCCATGATGCCACCGACGATGGCGCCGATGGCGATGCCGACCGGCCCGCCCAGCGCACCGAAGCCCATGGTCGAGGCAAGAGCGGATGCACCGGCGCCGGCCGCCGCACCCGACAGACCGCCAACGACCTTGCTGTTGGTGGCGGTGCCGAGCAGCCCGCCGACAAGGCCGCCGCCCAGGGCGCCGGCACCGGCCGCGCCCAGGTAGGCCGAAATCCCGCCGTTGACGGCGGCACCCGCGCCCTGCGCACCCGCCGCGCCCCAGCTGTTGTAGGCCGCGAGGCTGCCCGTGGCCGGGTTGATCGTCGTGGCGGCCAAGCTGGCGGCCTGTCCACCGACCGCCGGGACGATGGTCGAGGTCGCCGTGCCGATGCCCAGCGCGTTGGCGCCCCAGAGGTCGACCTTGTCCATCAGGCTGACGCCGCCGGTCAGCTTGTCGAACGCCCAGCCGCCGCCCTTGGACAGGGCGGTGTTGGTCAGGCTGCCGGTCAACCCGCCGCCCGACTGGGCACCGGTGGCGGAACCGCCCACGGAAAAGAGCGACGGGGCGTTGCCACCCGTCATCCAGTTCTTCATCGGGTTCAGGACGGTGAGGGTCAGCGCGGCCTGGATCACCTCCGACATGACCGCCTTGGCGATCGACCCCCAGCTGATGGTCGAGGCGGTGCCCTGTGCAAAGGCTTCGGTGATCGCGCTGCCGACCCGGTCGAACGCCTGCTCGCCCAGTCGGCCCAGCTCCGTCCACAGCGCGCCCTGCTGCTCGATGTCGGCGCGCAGCCGGATGGCCGCGTCGTGCTTGCGCAGCAGCGCCGCGACCTCGTCCTCGGTCGCCGCCGGAAACTGGCGACGGATCTCCAGCTCGGCGCGGGCGAGTTCCAGGGTGCGCGCCCGAACCGTCTTCCCTTCGCCCTGAAGAGACTGCTCCAGCTGCAACAGCTGGATCTCTTCGTCCTTCGACCGGATGGCCTGATTGTAGCCCTGCTGCTGCTGCCACTTCGCCAGCTCGGCCGTCTTCGCGCCGATCGCCTTGGCCCGCTCGCCGTCGACGGCCACGCCTTCCTTCTCAACCTGCGCGGCGGCCTGATTGCGGAGGGTCGCCTCGGCCACCGCCTTGGCGCCGCCCAACTCGGCAGCGGCCAGTGCCTTCGTCGCGGCGATCTGGAGGTCAAGGTCGCGGTTCCACTGCGCGGCGGCAAGCGTCCGGCGGGCGGCGTCCTCCTCGGTCAACCGCTTCGCCAGCTCGCCATGGGCGCCGGCGCCGACCTTCAGCGTCTCGTTCTCGATCTGCTGCGCCAGCGTCACCGCCGCGACCGCCGCGCCGCCCTTCTCCGTGGCGGCGGCCATGTCGAGCAGCTGGCGGGCCTGCCGGCTGCTGGCGGTGGCGGCCTCGCCGGCCTGACCCGACAGGCCGGCCATGGCCTCGCGCAGCTTGCCGGTCCGGAAGGAGGCGGCGTCGGCCTGGACGATGACGCCGTCGCGCAGGGCGTCCGCGACCGCCTTGTCGGCCTGCGCGGCGGCGATGGTGGCCGGGTTTCCGCTGGCCTGCGCCTTCGCCAGCTTGTCGGCCGCCATCGCCGCCTCGTTGGTCAGGCGGACCTGCTCGGCGCTGTTGGCATTCCGCTTCGTCCGCCACGCCGCCGTCAGGCCGGCGCTTTCGTCATCGGTCAGCGGCCGGCCCTTGTCCTGCTCGACCTGATCCAGCGTCTGGTACAGGTCACGGAACTTGGGCGAGACTTCGACGGTGGCCGCCTCACGCTTCAACCGTGCGATCGCCGCCGCGACCGGGGAAATCTTCTCCTCCAGCTGTCCCATCAGGAAGGCGGCGTCGGCGGCGGAAATCCCCAGCTTTTTCAGCTCGGCCGGCGGCAAGGCGAGAACGCGCGTCAGAACGTCGGTTTGCGTCCGCAGCTCGACCTCCGACTTGGTCAGCAGGCCGTTGCGGGTGACAACCAGGTCGACGGCGTCGGCGGCATCGGCGAGGCGGCCGGCCAGCTTGTCGGTGACCGACTGACCGGCTTCCGCCGACCCCCACATTTCGGCCCAGCCGTCCTTCGCGTCGCCGAGCGCGGTCTCCAATGTCCGCAGCTTCGCAAGGCTCGCGTCGATGTCCTTCTCGACGTCGGCCAGCTGGCCGTCCGTCATGGCGAGGTTGCGTTTGGCGTAGACGCCGCCGGCGCCGGCGGCGTAGCGGGCGCGGTCCGCCTCCAACTGGCGGCGCCGGGCCAGAAGCTGATCCAGGGCGAACTGCTCGCGGATCAACGCTGCTTCGTCCGTCTTCCGCGTTCCCCAGGACAAGGCGCTGTCGGCCGTGTTCAGAGCGATCGTTCCAGCGTTCAGGATGCTGATCCAACCGTCAATCAGAAGCCTGCCGCCGTTGGCCAGGAACCGCTGCTGCGCATTCTCGATCCGCTGGAACGCGGCTTCGACGGATCCCGATGCGCGCTCGGCCTCTCCGGCGTAGCCCTTCAGCGCTTTCAGCAGGGTGTCGCGGAAGACCTCCGACGTCACCCGGCCTTCGGCGATCAGCTTGCGGAAGCCACCGGTCGGCAACCCGGCGGCCTTGTCCAGGTCGAGCAACAGGCCGGGCAGCGGCTCGACGACCTGATTCAATTCCTCCATGTGGACGATGGGCGACGCCAACGCTTGGCTGAGGCCGTACATGACGTCACCCATCCGGCCGGCGTCCGCCGCGTATTTCACCTGTGCGTTCGCCAGCCCCTCGGTGAAGGCGCGGGCTTGGTCGACCGTCACCAGACCGGACCGCGACAGGTTCAGCAGGCGGGCGTAGCTGTCGGCCAGGACGGCGGTGCTCTGCCCCAGCCGGTCGGCCGACTTCGACAGCCAATCCTGATTGTCGCGCAGGGCGGCGCCGGTGCCCACCAAGCTGGCCAGCCGGCGTTCCAACTGCTGCGCCTGCGACGCGGCGCCGATCAGCTCGCCGCCGAAGGCGAGCACGCGATCGACCGCCAGCAGGGCGCCCATGGTCTTCAGGCCGCCGGCAAGGGTGCCAAGCATGTCCGTCAGGCCGGATGCCCGGTCGTTGGCCCCGTCCAGCGCCGCGCTGAACGACCGCGTCATGCCGCTGTGAACCGACAGGATGTCGGCGGCCTGCCGATGGACGGTTGCCCCGTCGGCAACCGTCCGCTGCAACAGCTTGGCGCGCTCCGAGACCTCCCCCATGTCGGCGGACAGTGCGCCGGTGGCCCGGCGATGCTCCTCCAGCGACACCACGACGGAGCGGTCACCGACGCGGCGCAACTCGGCGCCAGCATCGTTCGCGGCGGCGCCCAGCCGCCCCAGGTCGGTCACGCTGTCCCCGGCCACGCCGCGCAACCCGGCGCCAGTGGCGGTCGCGGTCGCCGCGAGCTTGTCCATTTCCTCGCGCGACACACGGACACCACCGATCAGCCCGGCGGCGTCGGCGGTGAACTGGAAAGCGACCTTCATGTTCGCCACGATGGAGGAACCCGGAAAAAGAACAGCGCGACGGCCATTATCGACCGTCGCGCCGTCCCCGTTCGACGGGGCAATCTGCGGGGGGATACCCCGCTATCCCTTGGTTTTTGGCGGGTTCTTCCGCTTCCATTCGGCCAGCCAGATGCCGCCCGCCTCGGCCTCGGCCGCCTGAAGAAGAACCAGCGTGGTGCGGTCCCAGGGCACTCCGTACCCATCGGCCAGGACGCGCAGCTGCGACCAGTCCAACCCGATGGGCGGGCCTCCCAGCGCCGGATACCGCCACAGCCGTTCCGCCGCCGTGAACAACTCGAACACCGGCCAGATGCCGGACCACACCCGCACGATGTCCGGCACCTCCTCCCTCACCGCCTCGGCGACGACCGGCGCCGCGCCACTCAGCTCCGACCAGTCGGCCGCTGTCGGCCGGGGTGAGACCATCCGGCGGCGCTGGGGGGAGGAGGCGTCCGCCCCAGCCCAGCGGCGGACGGCGGTGATCAGTTTCCCTTTTTCGGATCCCCGTTCAGCACGAGCAGGAAGGCCGTCCACAGCGCGGCGCGCACGGCGCGGTACTGGCACAGCCGGCCGACCAGCTCCGGCGAAAACTCACAGGGCGTGCCGTCCTTCTCGGCGAAACCGTGTCCCTCCGGCAGGCCGACGACGAACGCCTTGAGCTGTTCGGCCTGCTGAAGCCGCAGCTCGCGGCGCAGCTCGGTCAGCCGGCGTTCGGCGGCGGCGCGCTCGGCGTCGTCGGTCGCTTCGCTGCGCTCCCGCTCGACCTCGGCGATGCGCTTGGCCTGCGCCTCGTTGTGGCGCTGGACCTGCTCGGAGACGTCGTCCAGCTCGTCCTCGGTGGGCACGCGGAAGGTGACGTAGGCGGTGCGGGTGACGAAGCCCTGCTGCGACTTGCCGCCGCCGGTCCGCGCCGAGGTCGGCTGCTGGATGTGGACCGGGCTGGTGACGGTCAGATCATCGTCGAGAACGAAGACGGGTTTGCTCATGGAAAAATGTCCCGTGGTTGGATTACGCGGCGGCGGCCGAGGCGAAGATCGTCCAGTCGGTGCCCTCGGTCAGGGGAACCGCCTTGCCGGACAGGTCGAAGACGAAATCCTTCTTGCTCTCGCCGGGCTTCGGCGGGTCGAGCTGCCAGCGGTCGGTGCGGATCACCACCGCGTCGCCGGCGTCGACGCCGTGCTGGAGCACGAAGGAGCCGAAGGCGCGGCTGACGCAGAGGGCGAAGAAGTCGATCGACGCCATGGAGGGGGCTTCGATCTTGGCGGTGAGGCTGGCCTTGGCGTCGTTGATGCGGGCGCCCTTGCGGCCGACGCGCGAGACGTACTCGACGGTGTTGCCGGCGTCCCAGCCGAAGCTTTCCAGCACGACGTCCTGGCCGAAGAGGTTGGCCAGCGGCGTGTTCTCCGTCGACACGACCAGCGGGTCGGGCCACGCGGTGTAATCGGGCTCGATCTCCAGCACGAGCACCGGCGCCGCGTAATCGGCCGTCACCTCGATCTCGAAGTACGGGAAATCGTCGGCGGTCCCGCTGGCCTTGATGGTGCAGCGCCCGCCGAGCATGCGCCAGCGCTGGACCTTGGCGGCGTCCTCCGGGTCCGGCAGGGTCAGAACCACTTCCAGGCTCTTGTGGCCGGCGCGGTCGCTCGACGGGCTGTAGGTGCAGCCGGCCGGCGTCAACGCGATGGTGAAGACGTCGCCGGCGGCGAAGTTTGTGCCGATCGCGCCGGGGGTGATGACCGCGCCGCCCGGCAGCTGGAAGGGCGAGGCCGTGGTCATGACGACGCCGGTCTGCGAATAGGCCGGGTCCGATCCCAGGGCGGGCGCCGCGACCGTGAAGGCGGCCACGCCGGTGCCGCCCGGCGTCGTGCAGGTCAGCGTCGCGGTGCGCGGGTGGACACCGCCATAGGCCGTGGTTCGGGCGTAGGTGAAGGCGCCGGTGCCGCTCGTCTTCACCGCCGTGGCGGCAATGGTGGCGTTGGCCGTCGCGGCGACCTGCGCGCGGACCGCGCCGCCGGCGCGGGCGAAAATGTCCCAGCAGGGAATGCCGGCGGTGCCGGCGCCGACCAGGGCGACCTTGGCCGACAGCTTGGAGCGCTTGTTCAGCAGGATGGAGGCGTTCGCGCCGAAGAAAGGCTTCACATACGGAAGCTCCTTGGTGTCGGCTTCGAGCGGCGTCCACGTCACGTCCCACAGGCGGACGGCGTTGGCGCCGGTCAGCGCCGCCGCGCCGGCGCCGAAGGCGGTCTCGACGTCGGCGAGAACGGCTTTGTGGTCCCAGTGGACCGGAGAGCTGGGCAGGGTCGACACGGCGGCTTACTCCTCGCCGCCGGTGGCGCGGCGGCGCTTGGTGGTGGACGCCGGTTCGACCGGCGGATCGGGGGGTGTCTCGGCGGTCTCGACGCCGATCGGCGCGTCGACGGTGGCGGGTGCCGGGTCCGGACTGGGGATGTCCGGCGTCGGGGTGACGGGGACCGGGCCGTCGGCCTGATCGTGGACGATGGTGTCGATGGCGCGTTTCACGGCGCGACCTCCTTGCTGTGAAGGTGCCAGTTGGTGACGAAGCTGATGGTGCTGGCGACGCTGCCGGCCGCGCCGGCGCCGCCGAGACCCTGAAGCCGGCTTTCGGTCAGGGCGAAGCCGGCGTAACCGGTGGCCGGCGACCAGCCGGCGAGCGCGAGGATGACCCGCAGCTCCAGCGGCCAGACGGCGGCACGGGCCAGGGCGCCCGAGGCGTCGCCGGCGTGCGACTGCACCAGCACGACGCCGAGGCCCTGCGTGATGTCGTGGCTGATGGCGCCGGCCCGGCGTTGGAACTGCGCGTTGAAGCCGGTGGCGATGACGAAGGCGGCCGGCAGACGCGGCGGCAGGCGGCGTTCCGCCACCAGCGTGGCGAAGTCGGTTTCGCCGGCGATGTCCGGCAGCTCGGCGGCCGGGATGCGGTCGCGCAGACGGGCCTGCACCGCCGCCGCCAGATCGATCGGCACGAAAGCGCTCATGCCGCCCCCCGAATGCCGGCGGCACCGGCCAGCCAGTCGCGGGCGATCACGCCCAGCTCGGCCATGCCGCTTTCCGACTGGCCGAGGAAGGGACGCGCCGGCATGGTGACGCTGTGCGCCTTGACGGTGTGGGTCTCGCTGTAGTTCGCCTTGGACGCCTTGGCGAAGCTCCAATCGGCGAAGGTTCGGCTCGCCCGCCAGGACGCCTTCGACGTGTCGCCACGGTGGTGCCAGTACATGGTCTGCCGCCGCTCCGGCATGTGGATGGTGCCGCCAAACTGATGGATGGCGGCATAGACGACGTTGGTGCCGACCTCGAACGCCGTGGGGCTGACGCGGCTGGTGATGCTTTGGCGCAGGCGTGCGGTGTCGGTCAGCGTCTCGCCGTTCTCGGCGAGCGCACGGACCGATGGCGGCCACGGGTTGCCGTCCGGATCGGTCTGCGTCTCGAAGCGGCGCGCGGTGTCGAACTCGACCTGCGCGGCCAGCGTCTCCATCAGGTCGGTCAGGTTCCGGCCGGCGGTCTCCAGTCCGCCGAGCAGCTGGCGCAGCTCGGCGTCGTCGATCCGGACGGAGGCGCCGGTCGGGTCCGGCATCACCAGCCCCGCAGGTTCTCGCGCCCGAAAGCGCGGGGGGCCGCGTCGACCTCGATGCCGGCCGGGGTGGCGGGCGCCGCCTCGACACCGCCGACGTCCAGCTGGACGGTGCCGGCGGCGATGTCGCGCAGGGTCCGGATCGCGGCCTGACAATCGGCGGTGATCTTCTCCGGCGCGGTGTCGACGTGCAGGGCGGCGACCGCCAGCCGGGCGGCCACGTCGGTCAGCAGCGGCGGCACGACCGTCAGCGGCAGCGTGTAGCGGCCGGACAGATGACCGTCGATCACGCTGCCGGCCGAGGCGATCCCCTGTTCCAGCACCGCGTCGACGATGGCGCCGGTGTAGGGCGCCTCGCGGTCGGTCAGCTGGCGCAGCTTCGTTTCGGTGTAGCGCCGGATCAGGTCGGCTTTGGTGATGTAGGGCACGGGCGGTCTCGCTGGATGGTTTGACGTGGCGGCGGGGACCTGCGATCCCCGCCCGCCTCATGGGCGCGGTGCGGACGTCAGCCGGCCGACACCCCCTTGCCCCGCCCGGCCTTCGCCGAGCCGCCGCCCTCCGGCTCCGGGTCGACCTCGATCACGACCAGTTGGGGTTCACGCTTCAGCAGCGCGATCTGTTCCTCGCTGAAGGTGCCGGCCGGGTGGCGGACCTGCTGTGCGGGGTGATGGTGGCCGGCCCGGCGGAAGCCGTCCGCCGGCCGGGCGACGATGATCAGATCCTGCTTCTTCTCTTCCATGCTTCCGCTCCTCAGCCCAGCCAGGGCACGACGACGAGTTCGGCCGAGCCGGCCCAGACGTTGCTGCCGCCGCCGGCTTCCGTGACGGCCTTCAGGACCGCCCTGGCCTTGCCCTCGTTGCTCGGGCCGCAGACCAGATGGGTGCCGCTCGTGTCGAGGGGATCGCCGCCGTCACGCGTGAAAAGCCCCATCTTGGTGCGGGCGTCCTCATAGGCGTCCTTGTCCAGCGGCGCCTTGGAGCCGAAGGCGAGCTGCCAGAACCCGAAGCCGACGTTGCAGCGCCCGGCCGTGCCGTAGCGATACTCGTTCCGATCGAAGACGACCTCGTCGGTGTCGCCATCCATGCGCGTGAAATCGAAGCTCTTGCGCGACTGGAAGACGATCGGCTTGACCGCCCGGCTCAGGTCCATCAGGAACCAGGGCGATCCGGAGCCGTCCTGCATGTTGCTGACCGACATCGTGCTGCCGTCCGCCGCCGTTACCGGATGGTCGGTGTCGAAGAAATACTGCCCGTCCCAGCAGCGGGTGAAGAAGCCGGCCTTCAGCAGCTCGAACACCAGCTTGTTGGGGAAGCGGCCGCCGGACTGGCCCAGTTCGCTGATGAACGGCGTGTAGATGCCGTAGGAATCATCCTCGATCTTGTCGCGACCGATGCCGATGGTCAGTTCCCACGCCCTGTTGCGGATGCTGTAATCCGCCGTGTCGAGCGAATGGATGACACGGGGGCCGACCCATTCGCGGATGCCGGGCAGGTCCTTCATCCAGCCGTAGTTTTCCGCCGCGTGGGTCGAGTTCACGACCATGGCGACGGTGCGGTAGGCGTCGGCGCCGGCCACGCTCCGCAGGCCGCCCATGAAGGCGGTTTGAAAGCCCGTGAACAGGGCCTGGAGGTTCGGACGGGTCAGGTCCATGGAATGCGGCTCCTTACAGCTCGATCCAGACGCCGAGGGCGTCGACGTTGCGGACGATGCCGGCGGCCGGCCGGGCGCCGCCGCCGTTGGTCTTGGCGACGGTCTGGTCGTCGACCGCGTAGACCGTCTTCCCGTAGTCGCCCAGCGTGATGGCATCGGCGCTGGACGAGTTGGCGAACCGGAAGACGCCGCGGTCGAACTCGACGCTGGTCGGCCAGCCGGCCAACTCGGTCGAGGCGCGATGACGGGCGCAGCCGAGCATGGTGATCGAGACCTGCGGCCTCGCCGGCACCGCCAGCCCGGCCGAGGTCTGCCCGACCAGGGCGCCGGCGAAGACCGTGGTCGACGGCGCCAGATCACGCACCCCGTGGGTGAAGCCGTTGTTGGTTTTCGGCGTGTTGCGGTCGTTGGAGAGCGCGGTCATGGATCAGGCTCCCTTTCCGCCGGCGGCCAAGGTCGCCTTGAAGGCGTCCTCGGTCAGCCCCATGGCGGCACAGACCGCCTTCTGCTCGGCGGTCAGCTCGCCGGCCTTGGCGCTCTGGCGGGCCTGTTCGCCCGGCGTCAGCACCGGCACGGCGCTGCCGGCCAGCCGGTCGAACAACGCCTTGTCGGCCGCCGCGAGCGCCAGCAGCTCCGCACGCTGGGCGGGGACGAACTTGCCGGCGGCGATGGCGGCGTCGACTTCGGCGGTGACCTTGTCGCCCTCCAGCGTCTTCAGCCGGCTGGACAGGGTGGCGACCTGTGTCTCCAGCACGGTGGCGGCGGTGGCGTTCGTCTTCAGCGTCGTCACGGCGGCGACCAACTCGGCCGGGGTGGCGGTCGCGGCCAGACCGGCGGCCGAGGCGATGGCCGGCAGCTGGTCGGCGGTCGCCTTCAGGCTGGTGACGGCGGCGGCCAGCTGTTCGGCGGTGGCGCCGGCGGCGAGGCCGGCGGCGGCGCACAGCGCGGTGGCCGGCCCGGTGCCGGCCTTCAGGGTGGTGACGGCGGCGACGGCGGTGGACTGGTCGGCGGTCTTGGGCAAGCCAAGGGCCTCCAGCAGCACCGCGAGAAACGGATCCATGCGATCTCCATGGGCATGAGCGAGGGCGGTGAGCTGCGGCAGCGCCGGCCGGTTGACCAGGGCGGCGCCGATGACGCGGGTGATGGCGCGGTCCTTCTCGGCGTAGAGGAAGGACGGCGAGAGGAAGCGGTACTCCTTGGACGCGATGGCGCGGGCGCCGGCCTCGGTCCATTCGACGTCGGCCCAGACCTCTCCGTAGGCGTTGACCTCCATGCCGGTGATCCAGCCGGCCGCCGGGGCTGATCCGCCCTTCGGGGCTGCCAGATCGGCGGCGTGGTCGTAGTCGATCGCCAACACCCCATGCGGGGCGGCGGCGAGCGAGGCCCGCACCACGGCGGCGGCGTCCGCCAGCGTCCACGGCGCGCGACCGTCGGATGGTTTGACGGTGCCGGCCGGCAACAGCTGGATGCGGCGCGGTGGCGTTCCCGCCGTCGTCAGATCCGTCATGCCGGCGGCGGTGGCGACGGCTTCGTTCGCCGGGCCGGTGGCGCAAAGGGCCGGCGCCGGCCCCGCGAGGGCACCGGCGCCGGTGGGTTGGGAGAAAGGGCGCGTCGTCGTCATGCCGCCAGTTTGGCGTCTTGGCGCGCGGGAAACTCCGGGACGAGTTGCGGGGGGATTTCCCGCCGATTTCGGTCTGGTCCCGCCCATGCGGGGCACCCCGTCTGGCGGGATGGGTCAGGAAGCCCGTTTAAACGGGGTTTTAAACCGGTCTGGGGCGCGTCGGCCCCGGACGTGCGGCGGCGGGGACAAAACGCATGGGTGGGCGTTTGGCGGGGCTGGACGCGATCGGGCCACCCGCCTATGTAAGAGGGGAGCCTGTGATCCTGACAACCGGGAAATCGCCGGTCCGGTTCGGTGGGCGGGAAACCGCCGACCGCCACGGGGAAAGTGGCGTGCCCCCTTGGTCACAGGCTCTCGATCATGGGTTGCCTTCACGCCCGCACGTAATGCAGCATCATTTCAAGCATGGTGTTGTTTAATTAATACGTTGTGTTTTCCCAGTATTAGATTGCTTATTCTTTGTCGAGTACATCGCGCATTGATGTGCCTTGATAATAATCATCATAATTCTGGAAAGGGGTCGTCGAAATATGTCAAAGCCTAAATTACACCATTGGCTGCCTCAGTTTTTGATGCGTCCTTGGTGTGGTGAAGATGGTCTTGTGAACAGGTTTCACCGCCCTCATAAAGATGTAGTTTACGGGAGAAAAGGGCTTAAATACCTTGGAAGCGAAAATAGGTTGTACGAGGCGAGCTGGAAATTAATTGGCGATCCCTATCATTATGAAAACAATATTTTTTCGAAGGTTGTTGATGACCCGTCTTCTTCACTTATTAAGAAAATAATCAATTTTGGGGTGGGAGAATTAACGCCAATGGAGAAGAAAAGCTTTTCACATTTTTTATTATTGCAAATGATTAGATCAAGTGAAAGATGTATTGGTGAAAATCAGGCCGATTTTATATCTTTTGAAGAGTTTTTATTAAGAGTAAGAAAAAGTGAGAGTGATATGAAGCGCCTCGATGACGTGAGCATATTTAATATATATGTTAACAATATCAAAGGATCTGGAAGTCATTCATGGATACAAGCAATGTTAGAATTCGCCACAGATCCAAAATTAGTTGATTCCATATTAAAGTTAGAATGGATGCTAATTGGGTGCTTGGATACTGGATTGGATTACGTTCTTGGGGACAAGCCAGTTTTGGCGCAAATAGCAAATGGGAAAGTTATGGAGATAGCGATTCCGCTTTCTCCAAACATCCTATTCCACGCATCATCTCCCGATCGCCACTCTTTCGATCCAATTTTTAGCGAAAATTCTAGAGAAATATTCATAGTATTAAACGTTATCGAACAGATGAAGCGCGCAAAGGACTTTGTCATATCAAAAAACCTTGGTCGTAACGGCGGATATTTAAAAATGGCGGAAGAATATATGAAGCATCCAGTTCCTTCCTAATCGGTGACACCTCATAAAAAATGCGTTCATCTGCTGATGAAGGGGCTATCCCTCACGCCTTCCCGTGGACCCGGACATAGCGGGCGTCGCGCTCGATGTCGGCCGGCGCCACCAGCCCGCCGGTGACGACGAAGTTCCCTCGGACCGATGTGCGGTTCGGCATCTTGGTGGCGAAGTTCACCCGCACGACGATCTTGCCCAGCTTGCCGTCGCGGCCCGGCGGGTCGAAGACATAGAGCAGCGCCGGGTTCTGGTGGTCGAAATAGACGGCGGTCGGCTCGGCCAGGATGGTGGGCAGGCGCTTGACGTCGGCCGGGATTAGGCGTTGCGCCTCCTTCTTGGCATCGCGCAGCAGGTGCGACAACCCCTTGTCGGAGACCATCAGGGCACCGCTGTCGGGCATCAGCTCGGGCTTGTTGGCTGCCAGCCAGCGGACGATGGGTGGGGACAGGGTGCCGACCGGTCGCATGTCGCCGCGCGGCCGGGCCAGATCGAGGCCGTCGACCCACTGGGCGAACTCCGGCTGGATTTGCCGGGCCAGCGTCGGCGGGTCGGCCACCTCGGCCGCCAGCTCGGGCGGCAGGGCGGCCATCTTCTCCAACAGCTGCCGGGCGCTGGACGCGGTGCGGGCGGCCTTGCCCTTGTGGTAGGCGAAGCCGGGATCGACGCCGGCCGGCACTTCGACCGTCTCGCCGGTGCGGCTGTTGTGCCACGAGCGCGGGTCGAGCGGCGGCGGGTTGGCCGTCACGGTCCAGCTGGCCCGCTCCAGATCGCGGGCCGAGAGCTGTTGCACGGTGCAGCGGCAGCCCCAGCCGCAGGGCGGGCTGTGAGTGTCCCACCAGCTGTGGCCGACCGGCAGGATGGTGCCCGACCATGCCAGATGGTCCGGCCGGGTCCGATCATCCCGGACGGCGACGTAGCGGAGATAGGGTCGGGCCGGCGCCAGCCGTTCGATCCGCTCCCACTGGCCGGCCGCCATCGCCATGCGGACGTTGGTGTCGAAGATGGTGCGCAGCCGGCGCGGGCTGCCGAGCTGGACCGCCTTCTCCTCTCCGGTCAGCGGATCCGTCTCGATCGACTGTCCCCACCAGCCGCGCGCCTGAAGCATCGGCTCCAGTCCCTTGCGCCACTGGTCGAAGCTCTGCCCCTCCTTTAACGCCGTCACCAGCGAGGCATGGACGTCGGCCAGAAGGTCGACCTGCATCATCTTGGCGACGGTGAAGGAGACGGCGTGTTCCGCCTCCCACACGTCCTGCCACGCGAAGCCGACCCGGTGGCCCTTGGCTTCCAGAAAGCGGATCGCCTGTTCGGGCGGCAGGGGTGTGAGAGACGGAGCGGGCATGAACTGCTACTTGGCTAGGGCTGTACGGATGCGGGACGCTGCGGTTTCAAAGATGGCTGGTGACTGTTCGATGCCAATGAAGCGGCGGCCGGACTGGATGGCCGCGACACCGGTTGTGCCCGACCCCATGAAGGGATCTAGGATGATGTCGCCGGGTTGGGTGATCCGCAACAGATCGGCCATGAGCGCCGTTGGCTTGCCGGCCATGTGGTGCTTGTCCACCGCCCGCACGGGATGACGGAACACGCCAGGAAGACACGGGGCGTCAGGGCCGGGCCGGTGCGGTCCATGGCTGGCCCACAGCAGGTATTCCGCCTGATGACGGAACCGCCCTTTGTCCGGTCGGCTCCCTTCCGTCTTGTCCCATACGACCGTGCCACGCCAGACCAAACCGGCGGCCTGGATGGCGTCGCTGGTCGCGGGAGCCTGACGCCAGTCGGTGAAGGTGGCAAACACCCCGCCCGGCTTGAGAAGCCGATAGCAGAACGATGCCCAGAGCGTGAACCAGTAGGCGTAACCGCGCTGGTCTCGGTTGTCGCCCAGGAAGTCGGGATAGCGGCCTGCCTTCTTGTCACCGAAGATGTATTTCTGGCTCGTGATGCCCATTCGAGCGCCACGGGATTGGCCGCCGCTGGAGTAGGGTGGATCGGTGAAGACGTGGTCGACGGAGCCGGCTTCCAAGGTCGGAAGAACATGCAGGACGTCGCCACGAAACAACACCGCCGCTCTATCGCCAAGGGTGATAGGGGCGAAACGATCAATCGCAATGTCCACGAACTCTCTCTATCGAGTCGGGCGCTCTCGGGCGCTCGGGTAGGGGGTTCGTGACCCTCACATGATTCATGGTGCCGCAACGCGGACACTTGATTTCGAGCATTTCTGCGGTCCCGCGCGCCAAAAGCCGGCGGCAGGATCCACAACGGATTTCCTCCATGGGTCGGATTGCCTATGGTGCCCGCCCCCAGCTGGGGAAGCGGGACGGCCGTGAGACGGCCTATTGCGGTCGTGCGAGGCGTACCCTCGCGGTTCGGGCTGTTGGCGCAGCCCGACCCCCGCCGGCCGCCCGGCTGGGGGTATCTCGAAGCTTGGGAAGGTTCAGCCGGCATCATCGCCACCAGCGGCGCCGACCTTGGCCGCAACCCGCGCCATGAACTGACCACGCGCCAGGGCGTCGACCAGGGCGCCGGAGTGGTCAGCGCCGGCGACCTCGACCAGACGCGCGACGAAGTCCTCGGCGCTGGTCGCGTCCTCGGCCGCCGCCAGGACGGCGGTCACCAGCGGGGCGGCCAGCGGTTTCCAGTCGGCGAGCAGCTCGTCCACCATGACGTCGACCGCATCGGGACCGTGCGCGCCCTGCGCCGCCAGTGCGGGGGCGTCAGCGGCCGGGGTGGGATCGGCCGGCGGCGTCTGTGAAGGCGGCGTGGCGGGAGCGCCCAGCAGCTCGTCACCCTCGTCGGGATCGGCGAAGCCGAACCGGTCGCGAACCTCGGAGGCCGACACCTTCAGTCCCAGCGGCACCAGCCCCTTCAGGGCGTCGAGCTGGAGCTTCAGATCCTTGGTGTCCGGCCGGCCGATCCGGATCGTCGGGTAGGCGTCGCGAGGCCCCAGATTGAGGATCACGGCCGGCACGACCAGATCGCGCTTCAGCGTCACCATCAGCTGGCGCGCGTCGGCGCGCTCGATGTCCTCCTGGACCTGCCGGTGTTCCTGGCCGACCGCGTGGCCGCCGGCGATCGCGTCGGTGGTGGCGGTCTGGCCGAGCACCAGCTTCGACGTCTGCCGCTCGAAGAACTCCACCAAGCCCTGGAACACGGCGGCGTTGGCGGCGGCCTTGCTCGCCTCCACGAACTCCAAATTCATCGACTGGGGGATGATGGCGGCGGCGTCGGCCGCGATGTTGCGCACGGCGCGGAGCAGCGCCGCCATGTCCTCCTTTGACGCACCCGGCCCGTAGCGACCGACGCGGATCGGCTGGCCGTAGGTTTCGACGAAGGACAACCAGTCCTTGGTGCCGAAGGACGTGAACAGCCACGCCCAGCAGGCTGGCCGGGCGAGGCCGCCCCGGATCGGGATCCCGGATTTCGTCCGGGGCTTGTGGACGATGTACTTGAACGGGTCGAGGTCGCGGCCCTCGGCGTAGCCCGGCTCGCGAAGGCGCAGGGTGGTGCCGTCCGTGCGGTCGAACTGGAACCAGCGCGGATCGCGCCAGACAATCCCGGCCGGAAGCCAGGGCTGCCGGCTGGTGTCCCAGACGATCTCGGCGACCGAGAAGCCCTTGCCGATGCCGTCGAGCAGATCGTAGAGCACGTCGGCGAAGGCGTCGTCGGCGACCACCAGACGAATCAGGTCGGCCGCCTCGATGTCCTCGGGCTTGTCGCTGGCCGCCTCCACCGTCACGTCGAGCTGGGAGACGGACAGCCGCCGGGTTCCCAGGACGGACCGGTAGTGGATGAACTTCTCCTCGATGTCCTCAGCAAGCGCCAGATAGGCGGACGGGTCGCCCTGCTCGGCCTCCAACAGGATGGAGCCGAGACGGCGCGGCGTCAGACCATGCGACGGATGCTCGGCCAGGACGCTGCGCACCCCGGTGACGGTCGGGGCGGACAGCTCCTCGGCCAGCACCTCGCGGACGATCGGCAGGCCGGTGACCGGGTCGAGGATGGGGGACGTGATGCGGATGGTCGCCATGGTCAGTAGCCTCCGGCGCCGAAGCCGAAGCCCCGGTCGTCGTCGTCGGTGAAGTCGGGCAGATCGTGGCGGCGGTTGGCCTCGGCGCTGCGGGCCGGCTCGTAGCCGTAGCTCTGCGCCGGCAGGCGGCTGGCGTAATGCGCCAGGACGGCGGCGATGCCGGCGTCGCCGTGGCGCTTGTGACCGTCCGTGCCGGTGGTGCGCGCCTGATGGCGCTTCAACTGGGCGACGCCGTCGCGCATTTCGAACTGGCCGAAATCGACCAGAATGTCGGCGTCCTTCGCCAGCAGCATGGACGCCCCCTCCAGCGCCGCCTTGAAGGGCGGCATGTTGACCCGATACCACTCGGTCGAGAACTTGACCTCCTCGACCCGGTCCGGCCCGAACAGCTGGCGCATGCGCTCGGCGAGGCTGGCGCCGTTGCCGCCGGCGTCGATCGCCGCCTTCACCAGACGCGGCATCCGGTCCAGCACGTAGCGGACGATCAGCTTCTGCTCTTCGTCGGGGACGTTGCGCAGCTCGAACACGAAGGCGGTGCGCAAGGTCAGGTCGGACATGATCTGCGCCGGCCAGCCGACCGAGGCGTCACGCAACCGGGCGTAATCGTGGCCGTAGACCGACTGGCGGGTCGGGTCGAGACGGTCGAGCAGTGGCTTCAGATGCTCCTCGCACCACGCGAGGGCGGCGGCGCGGCGGGCGAAGTCTGGCAGATCGACGAAGCCGGGTTCGCACTCCCAGCGCAACACCGGGATCTCGGCCGACATGCGGGCCACGACCAGGTCACGCGGCAGCCAGGTCCCACCCTTGTTCTTCGGGATGACCCGCAGCTCCTCGTCGGCCGCGTCGCCGTAGCTGGCGTAGATGCCAGCCGCCCAGACGTCCTCGGCCTCCTGGCTCCAGTCGTCGCCCTTGACCAAGCAGATGCGCCGGAACAGCCCGTCCTTCAGGGCGTCGTCGAAGGTGACGCGCAGGACGGGGTACGGCTTCTTGCCGGCCCGGCAAGCGTCGATCAACTGGTTGAAGGGATGGGCGGTGCCGTTGTGCGTGCTGATGACGGCGACCTTGCCGCCCCAGATCAGCAGCGCCATCGCCGCCTTCAGCAGCTCGTCCAGATCGTCGTGGAAGGCGGCTTCGTCGATGATGACGTAACCCTGCCGGCCGCGCAGGGAGCGCGGGCGCGAGGCCAGGGCGACGATTTCGAAGCCGCTGGCGAAGCTGATGCGGAACGCCTTGATGCCGTCGTCGGACCCGTCGTCGAACAGCTCCTCCGACATCGCCGAACACGCCTTGTCGAACAGCCGCGCCCAGGCGCCGCAGGTGTCGATGAACTCCCGCGCCATGTCGAGGTTGTAGCCGATGTAGAGCGTGTCCATGCCCTTCGCGGCCTTCCCGGCGGCGCTGGTCAGGACGGCGTCGGCGGCGATCGCCCAGGTGTAGCCGATGCGGCGGCTCTTCTCGACGACGACGACGGGGAAGAGCGCCGTCGTCTCCAGCAGATGCTTCTGGTAGGCCAGAAGCAGGTCCATGGGGGGACCGCCGTTGTGGCCGAGAGACGGGATCTCGGCGGGCAGGCGTCCGAAATCCTCGGCGGCGGGGCGGGGTTTCATGGCGCCTTCCGGATGCCGAGAAAGTCCTTCTTGATGTCGGCGATGGTGTCGGCCGACAGCCCCTTGCGCTTGGCGGTGGCCTCCATGGCGGCGATGGCGCGCTTGTCCGCCTCGGTCTGGAGACGGAGGATCAGCTCGGCGTCCGTCTTGCGGGCACTGGCGAGCTTCTGAATGGAGGAGGTCAGGAACATGACCTGCTCGGGATCGAAGGTGACCGGGCCGCCTTCCTCGCCATCCTCGCCGGCGCCGGTAAGCAGGTTCATGATCAGCGCGTGCCCCAGTTCGATGTTGAGCCGGGCAACCTTGGTGTCGGGTTCGTCGCCGAGCTGGCGCACCAAGCCCTCGGCCATGGCGCGGGACTGGCGCAGGCGTTCGCCGATCTTGTCCATCCCCTGCACGTAGCGGCCGACCGCCGACCGGGAGACGTCGACGTCGTGGCGGCCCTCGGCGCGCAGGGCTTGGAGCTTGGACAGCAGCTCGTCGATCGTCCAGCCATCCTCGCGCAGGCGGCCAAGCTCCTCCCGGATTTCCTTCGGCAGGCGGTCGAGGGTCGAACGGGGGGCCATGGGTCAGCCCAGCGACGGCAGCTTGACGCCGGGCAGCGGCGGGCCGAGACGACGCAGATGGTTCTCGCCGTTGGTGCGCAGCGTCGCCACCAGCACCGGGCCGACCTGCTCGGTGGCGACGGCGTCCAGACTGGCGAGATAGGTGATCTGCTGCGTCACCTGCTCGCGGGTGACATGATGACCCAGCGCGTTGACGGCGGTCTGGATGATGGAGGCGTTGCCCCGGTTGCCCGGCGCCTCGGACAGGACGCGCAGGATACAGAGGCGCAGGTCTTCGGTCAGGTGGGCCTGGAAGCTCATCACACTTTGGCCTTCAGCAGGAAGTCTTCGATCCGGGTCACGCTGGCCGCGATGCGGTTGAGCAGCTGCTGTTGCGCCTCGCTCTGGCCTTTGAGGGTGGCGAACTCGCCGCGCATCTTGGCGAAGTCGTCGGCGGTGGGCAGGTGCGTGAGGTCGCGTTCGATCAACGCGACGCGGGTGCCCAGCGCGTCATGGTCGGAGCGCGAGACGTAGCCCGTGCGCAACGACCAGACGATCCAGGCCAGCACGGTGTTGAACACCAGCGCCGCCGCCCAACCCCATTTCGTCACCGCTTCCATTGCTTACGCTCCCGTTCCAGTCGTTCTTCGCAGTCCACGCACCGCGTCGCGGCGCGGTAGGCGTCGCGGCGCCCCTGTGGGATGGCCGCGTCGCATTCGATGCAGGTGGCGGTTCCTGCCCGCGCCAGCCGGCCACGGACGGCGGTGATCGCCACCGCCGTGTCGTGGGCGCTGCGCGCCTCGCCTTCGTCGCCGAAGTCCACCGCAGCCTCAGCCCAGCGGCGGCGTGGGGGCGGTCGGGTCGAGCGGGGCGACCAGATCCAGACGGCCGGTCAGGCGCTCCTTCAGCCCCTCGGCGTCGATGCGCAGATCCTTCAGCAGGGCGGGCATCTTCGGCAGCAGGTAGCCGGCCGCGACCGCCACCAGTTCGGACCGCGTCGAGAAATCGGTCAGCGGGCTGCCCTTCATCAGGGCTTTTTCACGGGCGTACATCAGGGCGTAGGTCATGCCCTGTTCCAGCCGCTCGACCAGCAGGCTTTCCCGCCGGACGTGCAGCAGGTCGGTGCCGCGCTTGATCGCCCAGGCCAGCAGGGTGCTGATGCCGAGGAAGGCATAGTCGAGAATGGCCGAATACAGCTCCTTCGGCAGCGCCACGCTGTAGACGTCGGCGGCCAGGGCGGCGCGGTTGGCGAGAACGAACAGGGCGGCGACGGCGCAGAGCGTCCATCCGATGATGCGCAAGATCGGGATCCTTACAGGTGCGGCGCGACGAGACGGTTGAAACGGGCGACGAACTCTTCCGGCCGGCCCTTGCCCTTCGGCGTGTTGTAGACCTGCTTCCAGACGCGGGCGTGCCCCTCGATGTCGCCGGGGGCGGCGAGGCGGACGGGCGAGCGGTAGTAGATCAGCCGGGCCACGGCCGTGGCGTAGGCGAGGTTCGTGCACAGCTGCACGGCCGGTGACGGCCAGGAGGCGGCGAGGCCGGACAGGCGCGCGGCCAGCGTCGGGCGGAAGCGGAGGAAATTGGTGTGGAGGTCGTCGAGGGTGGCTGGCTCGATCTGGTACAGGCCATAGGCCGGGCCGAGCTGGCGATCACCGGCGCCGGTGATCTGGTCGAGGGCACGGAAGCCGCTCTCGACGGCGGCGGTGCCGAGAAGGAGTTCGACGGCGGCCTCACTGTCGAGGCCGGGGACGTCGGGGCCGCTGATGGCGGAGAGGGTCGGCCGCACGACGAACAGGGCGAGGTGGCGGACCGAGAGGCCGGAAGGCGCGGGGGTGTTGTCCATACCCCCTAGTTTCGAGCATCGCGCCCGAAGGGTTTACCCCTGGAGTTGTGACCGGCCGACCTGTCGGCGATCAGGGCGGGGCAGCCGGTGCAGCAACCGAATTATGCGTTACAACGCACCCGTAACGCGCAATGGCGTCAGGGCGCTTTCCGGGTGGCGGCGTCCAGCTGGCGCAGGTCGGCCACGGACAGCTTGCCGGTGGTGACGGCCGCCAGCAGCAGCGGCGGCTGGCGGGCAAGGAAGGCGTCGTCGGCCTCGGCCGCCGCGACCGGGGTGACCTCCTCGGCCGGTGGCGTCAGCTTGTAGACGCGCCCACAGCAGGGGCACCGCAGCGTCACCGGTTGCGGCGCCGGGTAGGCCGGTTCCAGATCGTCGGTCAGCCGATCGACGGTGCCCTCGCGCAGCGCCAGGGCGCGGGCGATCGGGCGCGACGACCAGCCGGCCAGACGCAGCAGGCGGGCGTTGTGGTGGTTGATCGACCAGCGGCCGGTGGGGATGGGGTATTCCTCCCCGCCGAGCCGGGAGGCGATCAGGCGCGCGGCCCGCCGGCCGAGCGTCTGCACCAGCGGGTGATCGTCGCGCAGGCGGGCCACCTTCGGGATGTACAGCTTGCTGTCGCCGAAGGCCGCCGCGAAGCGGACGGCGACACCGTCGCCGCACAGGCGCTGCACGTCGGCCAGCACGCCCGGCAGGTTGCGGATGGGTAAGCGGGGCGTGGTCATGGCGTCGGCTCTCCGGTGCGCTCGGTCCAGCGCTTCAGCTGCTCGATGGCGCGGCCGGCGTCGGCCGGCTGGAGCCATTGCAGGGCGTCGACGCCGATCCGGGTCTTCAGCCACGCGGCCAGGGCGGCTTCGCTGCGGTCGCTGACGGCGCCGCTGTCGGCCAGGGCCAGCCACATGGCGCGCACCTTGCGCTGCTGCTGCGTCAGGGCCGGGCGCACCGGACGGCCCCGCTTCTGGCCGGCGCCCAAGCCCTTCAGCGCGTTGATGAGGGTGACACGCTCACGGGTGGTGAGGGCGCCGGCGCTGTCGGTCCGGCCGCCGGAGACCTGCGACACGCGGGCGCGGTAGCAGTCCTCCGACAAGGCCAGCTCCTTCCACATGGCGTGGATGGCGGCGAGGTCGCGACGGCGTGCGGCTTCGGCGGATGGTTTGACGTTTCCGGTCATGGCGTGGGCGCGGCCTCCGTGGCGGCGGATGGTTTGACGTTGGCCGGGTCGCCCTTGCACTTGGGGCAGACGCGGCCGGCTTTCTCGGCGGTCTCGCTTCGCTCCGGCACCCAGTCGGTTTTGTGGCCGCACACGTCGCAGGCCAATCGGACGTGAGCCCGGTTGGTCGGGCCGGGGTTGCCGGCGTCGAAGACGAACAGCGTGCGGGGATTGCGCTTGGCCGGGCGACGTGGTTTGCGAAACAGGTCGAGCTGTCGAGTCATCAGACCTGCTCCGGCAGGCGCTTGGTCTGGTCGCGCATGCCCTTGTTGTAAGCGCGGGTGATGGCCGCGCTCATGGCGATGTGGGTCTTGCCGCCGAACAAGGCCCGACTGGCACGGGCGGCCTCCTCCAGTTCGGGCATGTGATGGTCGGCGACGGTGGTGACCAGCCGCGACCAGTCGATCTCCGCTTCTGCGTGCCAGAGAAAGAAATGAACCAGGGCCTTTATGGCCGCCCCGGTGATCTGGCCGGGTATGGTTGGAAAGGCTTCGGCCAGCAGGCGCAGGGCGTCGACGACCGGTGCGTCGTTGTAGCTCCGCAGCAGGACGGTGATGGTTTTCAGTGCCATCGTCTCCAACGGAGCAAGGTCGGTGGCGGCGCGGGTCCGGCGGGCGATAACGATGCCGGCTTCTTCGCAGGCCGCCTGCACGCGGAGCGCCTCGGGGTCGGCGGCAACGATCCGGCTGTAATGGAGCTGCAACGAACCAACGGCGACCCGGTCCCGGTTCACGGAGACGAAGGCTTCCGCCTGCTCCCGCAGCTCCGGCGCGGTAACGATGTAGCAGGGCACCTCCGGCAGTCCACGCACGCGGGCGCCTTCGACGCGATGCTGACCGTCGAGGATGGCGTAACGGTGATCGTCGAGCGGGGCCACGGTTGGCGGCTGGAAGTTCCTCCATGTGAACTCGGTCGCGATGCGCTGGATGAGGCCACGGCTCCGTGTGGAGGAGGCGTCACGCTGATAGCGGGGATCGACGATGAGAGCATCCAGCGACAACCAGCCGAAGGATGGGGATGGACCGAGAGCGGCGAGGTCGCCGGCGGTCGGCTGTGCGTGCGGATCAGACATTGATGATCTCCATGTCCGCCGTGCTGGCGGAACGCAGCAAATTGGCGAGGTCGGGGAGACCGGAGGCCCAAGGACGCTCGGGGAGGCGCGCGGGAATACCGCGCACCCGCCGGAGGGTCCGGACGTGCGGTCCGTCGATCAGGAACTCGACTTCCTCGGGATGGCCGGGGAGGCCAGCCACCAGCAGGATGGGAACGACACCGTCGAAGACGGTGATGGATAAGGCCGCTGGAGAGACGGTCACGGCATCAGCCCTTCCGCCGCCTTCCCCAGGCGGTTCCAACCGGCGAGGTCATGTTCCGCCCGCAACGCCTCGCCCAGGCGGCGGCAGAACAGGATCAACTCACGTTCGTTGTGCGATAGCAGGCAGCGGTCCGGGTTGGGCAGACCGTCTACCTCGGCAAGCAACGCCGGCACGTCGTGGCGTGCACTCATGCCCGGCCCTCCATCCGGCCCATCGGGACCATGACCTCGCCGCTCGCAAGATCGAGCGCACACACCCGCGCCAGGAGGCAGGCCGCAACGGCGAGCAGTTCGGACCGAGCGCCGTTCCCGTTTGGCGCGCGCTCCAGCTTGCGGATCAGCTTTTCCATGCGCTGGATGGCGGTGTTCTCCATGACACCCGCGTTGCCGACGACCGGGGCCGGATAGTCGGCCGCCAGCCGGGTGCCGACCTCGGCCAGCAGTTTTTCGAGCTTGGGGCAGGCGTCGTCGCTCAGACGCAGACCAGTGATCTCGGCGATTTCGACGACCAGGGAGGCGTTCTTCTTAGCCATGATGCGGTTCCTGTTTATGGGGGTGCGGCGTGTCCGAGGGCGGTCAGGCCCGGCCCTCGGCGTGGATGGTGGTGGTGGCGCCGAGCTTGACGATGGCACCCTCGGGGGCGGTACCACCGAGCATGGCGGCTTTTGCGGTGCGCAACTGATGGGCCGCCGCCTCCAAGCTGACGATCCCGGCGTCGATCGCCGTGACGTCGTAGGTCGCGCCCAACGTGCAGGTCACGGTCAGATAGGTGGACAGGATGGCATCCAGCGTCTGAGCCAAGCCGTAGCGGGCTTCCACCGGGGCAAGGCCGGCGGTCGCGGCGGAAACCTCGGGGCGCACACCGGGCGTCCGCTTTCCATCCTCGTGGAGGCGGCGGATGATGGAGGACATTACGCGGCGCTCCTCTGGCTGGCGGTGACGATGGCGGTGGCGAGATCGGCCACGGTGTTGCCGGCGGAAACCACCAGCGTCACCCGCCAGCGGTCGGTGATGGCGGTTTCCAGCGCCTCGATGGCGGGGGCGGTCAGCAGCAGGCCGACCCGCATGCGGAGCGTGACGGCGACCAGGGCGGCTTCACCGCTCCGGCCCATCAGCTCTCCAATCCGGAGGCGCACCCAGTGGGTGACCGCCTCGTCGAAGGTCGGGCGTTCAGCCATGGGACCGCTCCCGGTTCTGGACCATGCGGGCGATCCGGCTGCCGAGGCGGTCGCCGCCGTCCTTGGCGTCGCGCGCCATGGCCGAGCAGCAGTGCTGGCAAAACCGGTATTCCGTCCGCTTGATGGTTTCGGGTTCGTCGCCGTCCTCTTCGGATCCGGTCTGCTCGACCAGATGCCGGCAGCGGGTGCCGGGGGTCAGCGTGCCGCCGCAGGTGTGGCAGCGGGGCGGCTCGGCCACCGTGATCATGGTGTCGGACACCCGGCGCGTGCCCAGGTCGCCGAAGTCGCCGTCGAACGGGTCGCAGGTCAGCGCGTCGGCTTCGCTGAAGGTGAGGATGTGAGCCATGCTTCGCCTCACGCGCTGGCGAGTTCTTCGGCGAAGGGTTCGATCACGAACTCCTCGGCCTGATGGATGCTGAGACCGTCGATCCCCTTCACCTTGTCCGGCGCGGCGAGGATGGCTTCCTTGTTCAACTCCTCGCTGGTGCGGATGAAGAGGTCGGCAAGGCCAGCGTTGCGGAGCGCCAGCAGGACGGCGGTCATCAAGCCGCGCCCAACCTTCACGGACGGCGGCGTGAGGCGCCATTTGACGGTGCCCGACGACAGGTTGACGGTCTTGGTCTTGTTGCCGTCGGTCAGGACGGACCGGTTGGCTTCGCACCACGTCTGAACGCCGGCGGTCAGCGACTTCACCTTGTCACGGAACGGGCGGGCCTGTTCTTCGTAGCGCTCCTTGATCGACGACAGGTCGTCGTTCATGGCGGCTTCAATGCGCAGCAGCTCGCGCTGGGCTTGGCCGATCTCCGCGATGGCGTCGACGGCTTCGGCGCGGCTCTGGGGGATGTGCACGGTGGCGGCGAGGGCCTTCGTGCGGGTGGTTCTCGGGGCCATGGACAGATTACCTCGTGGGCGCGGTGGTGATGGTCCCGCCAACGGCGAGACGCTGGGGGGTGAGAGCCGTCTTCACCGGACGGGCGAAGATGGCGGGGAACTGGTGAGGGTCGGCCGGCACCGGCGGGACCGGGGGAACCGGGAGGCTGAAGGCGCCGTAGAGCGCCGCCTGGATGCGAGCGGCGGTCATGAACGGGCACCGGCGGCGCGCGCGGCGACCGGATGGCCGGTGGCGCGATGCTGGCCGGTCAACAGCAGCACGGCTTCCGACAGAACGCGCATCTGTTCGGTGACGCTGCGGTGCAGGGTGACGCCGGCCAGAATACTGCGGGCGACGTGGACCGCCCCATCGATCGACAGGGGCGGCTGGACGCCAACCCACTGTCCGCGTTCCGCCGGAGCGATGGTGATGACCGACAGAACGCCGGTCGCCGGGTCGGCCAGCAGGCACGTCCAGCGAGCATCGCCGTGATCCCGGACGGTAACGATCCGGCGGGTGACGATCTGGATCGCCCTGCCGTTCTCGCCGGGGATGTCGATCTCAACCAGGTCGTCGGGTTTCGGCGAAACGTGGACGGTCATGCCGCGTCTCCACCATGCTGGTGGTGGACGACCGTGCGGCGGCCGGCAGCGCGGGCGATCTCGGCCGCCGCCTCCAGCATCTCGACCAGCGTGTTCAACTCCTCGGCCGGCAAGGGCAAGTAGACGCGGGCGACGGCGCGGCCACGCAACGCCTCGGCAACCTGTCCCAGCCGGACGCCGCGCCGGAAGTCCACCCCGCGCATCTGGACGCCGAGGGCGGTGACGCGGTCGGCCAGTGCAGCAGTCTGCGCCGGGGCCTGCTGAGACGGACGGTTGACCAACTGGCGGAGCTGGGCGGCGAGCGCGTCGAGGGACGACGCGACGACGTTGGGCGCGGTGTTCATGACGGGTTCCTCCGTGGACAATCCCGGCAGGCGTTGCGCAGCATGCCGCCGAGCAGTGAGCGGTTGCGCTGGGCACCAGCCTGCTCACGGGCACAGCGCTCTTCGGTGATGTCGCCCAAGACAGGGCAGACGGTGGAGATACCCAGCTTCTCGTTGACCGCCGCCTCGATCCGGCCGAGACCGGCGCCGTAACGCGCCGATAGCACCAGCGACACGGCGGCCTTGCCGTAGCCGATGGCGGCACCGGCAGCGGCAAGGCCGGAGCGGTCGGCCAGCTCGGCCAGGGCGACGACGAAGGGAGGCGGAGTGCCCTTCCAGGCGCGTTCGGCTTTGCTCAGATGCGCGCTCATGGAGCTTCGCCTCCGACCGACAGGTTCGGATCGAAGAGTGTCCCGTCCTGCTGCCGCAAAGGCGCATCCGGGCCGGTGTCCATAGAGGGTTTCAGGCGGTAACGCCCCTCATTGCCCCCCACAGGGCTGTTCTTGGGACGAACCAAGGTTTCGATGTAGCCTGCATTCCGGAGTGCAGTCACATAGTTGCCGGTGGTTGCGGGATTGACCCGAGCCAGCGAGGCCAATTCCGTGATGGTCCAACCGGCGCGCAGGGGTTTGATGGCCGCCCAAAGGCGCTCATTTGGCTTGGGTGTCAGGTCCAGCGCACCAGCTCGGCCAAAGTGCGGGCAGCGCCGTCCAACATCCTTGATCAGCTCATAGGTCCGTGGCGCAACTTCGTCTCCGGAGATGCGCCGCTGTTCGGTTTTGATGCGAACTAGCCCAGCAGTGACCGTCTTTCCAAGGAAGGATCTCGCAACAGGAATGGAAACACCCGGCACCAACAGATCACGGATCGAAAAGACCTTCAATTTCCGCATGCGGTGCCAACAAAGGCGCGAACCGAAGACATGCCGGGTGTAGCGTGTTTGATTTTTCGTCTTGTCAGCGACTTCGACTGTCATGCGAACCGCCGCACGGCCGGTGCCGCTCCCGTATTGATCCGCTGGCCGGCATAGGCGGCGCGATCGATCTGTCTCAGGCCCTCGCCCTGCGCATAGTCCGCGATCGCCACCAGATTGACCGCAACGCGGCCGGTCGAGCGATAGGTCTGGTCGAGCAGCTGCTCCAGCAGGTCGTCAGCCACCTCCACACGCGGGCAGTACAGGCCGGCCAACTGGCGGGCATCGTCGAGGTCACACGGCTCGGCGGCGACGAAATCCAGCACACGGCGGTGGAAACGCTCGTAGCGCTGGAGTTTCTGAGGCAACCCCTCTTCGCCGATGAGGATGATGGACGCCGTGCCCGGTGCCGCCATGTCGTGCAAGGCCCTGACCTTGTCGATCATGTCCTTCTTGGCCAAGTGGTCGGCCTCGTCGATGATGAGCGGGCGCCGGCTGGCCTCCAGCTCCTCGGCGACCTTGGCCGCCAGCTCGTTGTTGGTCGCATGAGGGGGCAAGGCCAGCCCCATGGCGTCGACAATGGCGCGAAGCATCGCCCGCGACGTCCAAAAGTCGTTGGCTTCAACGTAGTAGGCAAGGTGGTCCGAGGCCGCGACCCAGGCGGCGGCACGGCTCTTTCCGTCACCACTCCGGCCGTGGAAAACACCAAGGCCAGGGACATCGGGGCGGCGCGTCCGCAACTTGATCACCAGCTCCTCCATCAGCGTCAGGTTGCGCAGCGGGGCGAAGCTTGCGGACTTGCGGGATCGATTTGCTTTCGACATGGTGGTGTCTTCTCACTTCGTTTCTGTGGACGGTCCGCGCGCCCCACGCGCGGGCCATCTGCGTTAATCCACGGCGCGGGCGAAACCGGCTTTGCGTGCCGCATCGTTCTTGCGGGCGCGATACCAAGCGGCGGTTTCGATGGTGTGCAGCCAGTCGAGATCCTCTTCGCTGATCTCGGCGTCGGCGGCGATCCGCGCCTCGATCTCGACCGCCCGGCGCCACCAACGATCCTCCGGCTTCTCGGCCGCCGCCGCCGGGGCGGCGATCCGGCGGGCAATGTCGGCGGTGCGGGCCTGCTCGGCCTCGTCGCGCGGCCGGGGTGCGGCCGGGGCGGCGGCGGTGAGCGCGCGTTGGGTGGCGATCAGGCCGACCGAGGTCGGAGCGGGCGGGGGCAGGGCGGCGACCGGCGGCGGCGCGGCGGTGGGCAGCGCGGTGACGGTGGCCGCCGGCTTGCCGATCAGGGCGTCGGCCAACTCGTGCGGCTTGAATTTTGTCTTGGCGGTGCGGAGGGCGGCCTTTCCGGCAGCGATGAACTGCCTTTGCAGTTCCTTGGCCTCGGCGGCCAGAGCGGCACGGGACAAGCCGGCGCGCTCCGGGTTCTCGGCGATGCACAGGAACTCGAAGGGTTCGGGTCGGTAGACCCACACCCGGCCCATGTCCTCCGGGTCGAGGCGGACGTCGAAGCGCTCGCCGGTGTTGATGTGGGGGATCAACTCGACCGCCCAGAAATCGGCGTTTTCGACCCGGATGCCCTTCTTTCCGACCGCGCGGTCGCCACCGTCCGGGGCCGGCATCAGCAGCAGGTCGAGCTGGCGCTCATCGACCAGCCGCGCCACCCGGCCGGCGCAGCTCTCGGCCAGGGCGGCGGGGGTACGGTCGCCCAGCCCTTCGTGGGGCCGGTGCTGGTAGACGTTCTCCACCCAGGTGTCGGAAAGGTTCTGAAGCTCCAGGCCGGTCAGCTGCGCCTGGAAGACGTCGGCGTCGGCCTCGCCCATCCGGCTGGCGAAGGTCTCGCGTGACCGGATGGCCTGACGGGCGGCGACGTTGTGGCCGACATAACCCGGCAAGAGCGGCATGAAAGAATGCTGCACGGTGCCGATGGCGCGCTCGACGTGCGGCTTCTGCTCGGGGCTGTAGGGGGTGCAGGTCGGATGGGCGGCGCCGAGAAGGAAGTAGGCGCGCTCCGCCTCGCGGCTGACGAAGTCGGATCCGTTGTCCGTCTTGATCGCCTCGGGCATGCCCCAGGCCAGGACGGCGCGGCGGATCAGCAGCAGAACGGCCGAGGTGCGGGGCACCTTGGTGACCAGCACCATGATCCGGCGCGTGTAGACGTCCACCACCACATAGATGGAATGACGCCCGTCTGTGAGCATGACGTCGGCCGGAGAGGCGTCGATCTCCCAGAGTTGGTTGGGTCGCTCGATGCCCTCGCTGTAGGAGCCGACTGCGGCGCGGTGGCGGTTCTTCCATTCGTCGGGATTGGTGAGCGCTAGATGAAGCTGGCGGTTCTTGGCCTTCCAGTCCTGCCACAGAACGCCCAAGCGCCGCTCACTGGGCATCGGACGGCTCGTGCCGTCGAACAGTTCCAGATCCTCGCCGAAGCGCTGCACGAGGAGCTGGCGAACAGCCTGCATCGACAGGTTCGGGTTCTCCACCAGCACGGCGACCATGTAGCTCTTGACGTCCATGACTGCGCTGTCGAGCACGCCCGTGCCCTTGCGATTGCCATAGCGACCGGCAAGGCCCGCTGCGTCGCCCGTCGCACGGGCCTTCGCCCAGCGTTCCAGCGTCGACATGCTGATGGTCGGGCTGGCGGCGCGGACCCAATCCGGCACGTCGATCTGCCGGGCGTTGTAGAACCCGACGAACTTGTGGCGGGCGGGCGTCAGGGCGTCGCCGCTGGCTTCCTTGAACCGGTCGAAGGCGAGCAGGATCGCCAGCTTGTAGTCCTGTCGGAACTGGGCTTCGAGCGTACTGGGCAGAGCGGACACAGGAGCCTTGGCGACGGCGGGCAAGGCCGGAACGGCAGTCACCACCGCATCGGATGCCGCCTGCCGGCCCAGCGCTAGCCGTGCTTCTTCCGGCAAAGATGAAACGTGGTATTCAAGGCCGCCGCCGCGTCCTCTCCGAGGACGGGTAGGCCCCCAGCCTTCAGCCTGCGCCCGCTTCAGAAAACCTTGCTTCGATCCAGGGATCCCTGGGAGGCCCAAGGCTGCCCATTTAGTGGGAGAGCGCCATTCCGTCGTCATGACACATCAAGCCCGTGTGCGACCGGTCAGCGCCGGCCGCAGGTTCATGTATTCACGGAGCATTGCGTCACCGGCTTCAAGCATGCGGCCGGCTTCAAGTTCGTCGATGCGGCCATCACCAAAGGCGGTGGCAAATTCAGCAAACAGGCTTGAGGCATGTTGGGCGATCTGCCCAACATTTTTCGGGATCGCTTCGGCTTCCGGATCAATTGCGATGGGAAGAAGTGTACAGTTGGCTTCTACCGCCAGCCATTCTGTGACAACCGGAGAGCCGCAATACCTTTCCAGTGCGGCAACGATATCGGCCGGCATGTGCGAGTTGACGTCCTCCTCGCTGTCGTTGGAGTAACGGAAGAGCTGCGAGCGACTAACCCGCGCGACCATCGCAGCACGCGGGTAACCACCGCATTGTTCGATCAAATCCGCGACAGCCGCCTTCAGAGTGCCAGGGCGACGTTGCTTGTAGGGGGATTTAGACATCGTTGTTCCCGTTGTGCCTGTGGCGGTTGCTCTGAGAACGTCCGGAAGCATGATTTCGGAGGATGAAATGAAACTACGGGCTGCTCTGTTCGACGTTGATACGGAACGTTTCTTGGCACCCGCCGTGGCTGGTTTGTGTGTGGCGGTCAGGTCTGGAGCGGCGCCTCTGTCCTTGGCTTTGGTCCGGATGACCGGGCTGCTTCTCAACTGGGCGTCGGCAACCATGGCTGTAGGCCAGCTTTACCGGCGACGTTACGCAGCCTCCCGTGAAGGCACGGGGCGGGTGCGCCGAAGCCGCATTCCTGCGGCGTCATAGCGATCAGGAAACAGGGCCTGCACCGGCAGACGAAGCTTTGCCGCAATGGCTTGCTCCCAGCGGACCGACCCCATCCTCAAAGCGAGTGCACCAGCCTGTCGCGTGCAGCCAAGCTCCTGCGCGATAGCAGCAAGGCTGCTGCCCGCAAGCTTCAGTTCACCAAGGATCCATTGGGTCCGGCGGGGTAGGTCAGCGGGGACCTGATTGTTGTGTTGTTTCGCCTGCATTCTTGTCACGTCAATTGACATGGATATTGTCGTACCCCGAAAGCGTACGGCATTCAAGGCAAACTTTCGATCTGGAAACCGTTGCCGGATCGGATGACCCTTGTCAGAGGGTCGCCACGGAAAAAATTAAGGATTTACAATGGCTAATGCGGACCGGTCGCTTCGCGACGAACCGGAAACCGGGGTTGTCGGTTCCGGCTCCGAATTGGCAACCCGCATGGATGCGGTGGTTCGCTTATTCGAGACGAAAACTTTGGCAGCCAAGGCCGCAGGCATTACGCCTGAGCAGCTTTCAAGGCAGCTGAAAGCGCTAAATCGTCCGTTCTTCGACACAATGGCACGCCTTTGTATAGCAAAGGGCGTGTCCTTGGATTGGATTGCCACAGGTGAAGGAGCAATGCTTCAAAGAGATCGATCCAGTTTATCTTCAGATACCTCTGGATCAACCGGCGAAATTTTGTTGAATAACTTAGTGCAGGGCTTGGAAATATATCTGCGCCATAAAGATTTGAAACCTCAGCCTGCCCAGAAAGCACGCATGATTGTCATATTCTATAGAATTCTTTCGCGCTGGCGGGAGCAGCTTATCGAGTCTGGAAGCGAATTGCCGATGCACCTACGTGCTGTCGATCATCCAGTCGACATCGCTGCACACCCAATTTTGTCAGAAGTCGTTGGCCTTATCGACTGAATATCGAAAACTTATCGTGTTAATGCGCATACATATTGGTCGACGCCCGATGGTTCTTAAACCAAAACTATCGGATGTGGAATGCGTTTAGGCTGAGCAGATTTCTCATCGCTGGTGGTTCGGACACGCGGCAACGCTTCCGCGTGTCGCGTAACATTTCTAAATGTTGCAGTAGGTATCTTGCTTTTTTAAATTTATCGGTGGCAATATTTTCGCTCCGCACAACCTAGGTGACATACTTACGTATGTCGCTGATGAAGAGCGGGGCCGGGGCTGGTAACCCCGGTCGCGGGCGTGGGCACACCCGTTTGAGAGAACAACATCAAGGGTCTCGATGAGGCCCCTCCCCCAGCTCTGCCGCGCGCGGCGGTGCCGGAATAGCATGGAGTGTGCCAATGGTTGGTTACCCGCCGACGATAACCCCCACCGAAACCGCAGAGTTAGCATCTATCCTGCAAACCCTGGCGGCTGAGAGGGACGCTCGTCGTCGATTTCTGTGTTTCGCATCAAAGGCTGGCTGGCACAGACTTCCCCGTTCCAGATCGCGGTTTGCTTCCCCAGACTATCATTGCGATCACGATAGAAAAAGTGGCTGTTCCGACCACTTCCGCACCTAATTCGCAAAACGCAACAGACAACATCCAAAATGGGATGCAAAAATGGAAAACTCCAAAATTCAGCGAGCAACATCTATCACAGCTGGTTTTCTAACATTGGCAGGGTTGCTTCTTATGATAAGTGGAGTTGCTCTTTTTGCAATTCCCGTTTTTGGTCCAATTGCCGGTATCGTTGCGCTCATCGGTGGCGCCGTAATTATAGGACTTGGCTCTCTCCGCTCTGGACAACTCGACCTGATTTATGAACTGCGCCTCGTCCGCGCGGAGATCAATGACGCGACGTCAAACCATGTGGCGCGAACCGATACCACTGAACGGTGAAGGATGGTTTGACGTTGAAAGGACGCGGAGGCCGGAAAACTCAATGTTTCCAACCCTCCGCGTCCCAGTTTATCCCCGAAAATCCCGCCAAATCCCACCGTCAACCTACGTCAAACCATTGATCCCTTTACACGCCCCTGCGCGACGATGCACAGCGCCGGCTCGTGCAGCGTGTGCAGCGGCTCGGTCGGCCGCGAGGAGCGGATCAGCACGACGCGCGGCAGGGCGGTGGCGTGGACGCCGTCTTCCCCGGCGTATCGTTCAATCAGCGCCGCCAGCGGTGCCGCCAGCCTGTCCGGAGACGTCAT